AGTTGATCCAAAATGCAAACATTTAATCAAGTGTATAAGTGGTCAGACTTACAAAGAAGGAACTAGGATACCAGATAAGAACAGTAACTTAGATCACATGAACGATGCATTGGGATACTTAGTGCATTGGATTAACCCGATAAGAATAGATAAACCAAAACATGCAGACACTAGTCCGCAGCTGTTTGGCCATTATTAAAAAAGGATAAATAAGCAGTATAGTATCAACAATTGATCACTGTTGAAAGTGCTACCCTTAAAAAGGAAATATAATTATGTTAACATTAGAACAAATAGAACAAACACACCCTAGCTACCCTGAAGTAGCCAAACAGGCTAACTATCATTACAAATCATATGTAGGTGGTGAATTGTATAAAAGTGGTAGTTACTTAACACAATACATTGGAGAGAATACTGGTCCAGGAGACCAATATGGAAAGAGATTAAGCTCAACTCCATTAGATAACCATGTGCAAACAACCGTAGATATATACAGAAGTTTCTTATTTAGAACACTTCCCAAACGTGAATTAGGACTGTTAATCAACAACCCATTAGTTAATGCGTGGTTGTATGACACTGACCAAGAAGGACAAAGCATAGACAGTTTCTTAAAAACTGCTAATGACTTGGCTATGGTGCATGGATCAACTTGGATCTTAATTGACAAACCAGCATACAAAGTAGAAACAGAAGCTGAAGCAGTTGAATTAGGCATTCGTGCTTATGCGGCTGCTTACACTCCACAAAATGTTTTAGATTGGTATTATGAACGCAACATTGCGGGCAAGATGGAACTTGAATACATCAAAGTAAGAGAATCTGAGAATGATCAGTATGTTACATTTACTTGTTGGCACAAAGACTCAGTAGAAAAATACAAAGTAAGCAAAGATGATCAAGGTGATTATGAGAAGATAGTTGAACATACACAACACGATAATCCTTTGGGTTACATTCCATTTATATTTCACGCACCATTAAAGTCACCAATGAAAGGTATAGGCTTTAGTATGGTGGCAGATGTAGCTAATCAACAGAAGTTTATTTACAACTGTTTAAGTGAAGTAGAACAACATTTAAGAATTAGTTCGCACCCAACATTAGTTAAGCCAACAAGCACAGACGCAGTTGCAGGTGCTGGTAGTATACTTAATCTTGACGAGTCAACAGATGGTGCATTGAAACCATATTTGTTACAACCAACACTAAGCACAACAGACAGTATACTTAAAACAATTGAAAACAGTGTTGCAAGTATTAAGCGTATGACACATACAAGTGCAATACAGGCAACAAACGGATCACCAATGAGTGGTGTTGCATTACAAACGGAAAGACAGTTATTAAATGCAAAGCTATCGGACATGGCTGACACACTTAAAGAAACAGAATATCAAATGTGGATTACTTGGTTAGATTGGCAAGCATTAGGTATGCCAGAAGACTTCCAGTTAGAATATCCTGAAACATTTGATATGAGAGATGAGATGTTAGAACTAGAGTTCCTAATGAAGGCACGCAGTGCTGGTGTTAGTAATGAAATGTTCCAAACTGAAATAAGCAAACAAGTAGTTGCATTAACTGTAGATGATGATGAACTACAAAGTAAAATCTTAGCAGACATGGACAAAGTAGAGTTTGAACCGCACGAAATGACTAACCCAGAAACTGGAGCAGTCACAGTTGTAACAACTGAAGAACAACATTTACAACTAAGTGCATTGGGTTACAAACACGAGGGTGAGTAAAATTGGCTTTCAATGTAAAGAAGCACGATAAGATTGTAGACAAAGCCTTGGTTAATATGAAGGCTGATGTGTTTGATATTGTCAAAGCATTGGAAAATGAAGTAGCTGATATAATTGCTCTAAACCAAAGTCCTGAGTTGGTAAGACCGCAAATACTTGCAGCAGTTGAAAAACACAGTCAGACTGTTAAGAGTGCGGCACAAACATTAACATCTATTAGCGAAGACTTTATGGCTCAAACTAAAGCGCCAACTAGTCCTGAAGACTTTGTATCACAAAGCCAGTTATTAGATTTAAGTAGTGAAGAACTTAGTAATGCAATGTCAGGTTCAGGTGAAGATATTGTAAAAACAGTAGTGCTTGGAAGTGTTGCAGGATTATCAAGTGCAGCATTAATAAATCAAGCAAGAGGAAGAATTAGCGGAGTGCATATGGATTCAACAGATCCAGATGTAAGACGCGATCAACGTAATTTACGCAAACTAGTAAAGGATGGTGCAAGTGCGGCAGTTGTCACACAAGCAACAAACAAACTAAAGCGTAAGCTACCAGGAAGTGTTAACACAGCAGGTTCAATTGCTGTCAAGTTAAGCACTGGTGTAGATAACGTTGTAGGTAGCTTTAATGGCACTTATGCAAAAGCTCAAGCAACACGAAATGGTGTTGAGAACTTTGAATATGTAGGTGGCGTTATGGCAACAAGTAGACCCTTTTGTGTATCAATGGTAGGCAGTATTATGAATGCCGAAGATATACAAAATCTATGGGATGGTAGTGGCTGGGCTGGTAAAGAACCAGGCGATCCGTTTGTTGTAAGAGGCGGATACAATTGCAGACACTATTGGGTGCCCGTAGAGGAATAATAAAAGGATAAATAAAGCTATAAACAAGTTTGATACTTTAGTATCCAACCCTAAACTTAATAAAGGAATATTGACATGACAATTGATAATCATGGTGTGGAAACACAAACTGAAACTGTAGACACTGGGGATACAGCAACAGGCCAAAATACAGACTCCCAGGTTGAAGCCTCTAAGACTTTTACACAAGAAGAAGTAAATGATCTTATTGGCAAGCGTATTGCCCAAGTTAACAAGAAGTTTGAAAATGTTGATTTGAATGAATACAACGCACTCAAGAGCTTGAAAGAGCAAGTTGAGGAAGAGACACTGATCAAGAAGGAAGACTTTCAGGGTGTTCTTAAGAAGCAGAAAGAAAAGTCAGATAGTGAAATCACTAGACTTAGAACTGAACTTGAGAGTATCAAAATTGATGGAGCATTAATTGATGCGGCATCTAAAGCTAAAAGTGTTGCACCTGATCATGTAGCTCAATTACTGAGAAAGAACATTACACTAGACTCAGACGGTAATGTAATAGTTACTGATGCTGAAGGTAAACAAAGATATACGGATTCAGCTGATCCAATGTCAGTAGCTAATCTAGTTGAGGAGTTCCTATCAGGTAACACGTATTTCAAAAGTGCCGGACCTAGTGGTGCAGGCTCTACGGGTAATACAAATAACGCAGATCCACAGAGTTTGGATATTGCACAACTTGACTTAAGCCGAGCTGAGCACAGAGAAATCTATAAAAAGATGAAGCTGGCGGGCAAGGTTTAATTAATAACCATTATTAGGAGAAATTAAAATGGCTAACACATCATCAGCGTATTCAACGCTATCGGGACTAGTAGTCCCAACGCAGGCCGCGGCAATTTATGCGGCATTTGAAAAATCATTGTTCTTATCAGGACAATTAATTCCAACAATTTCAGTTCCAGCAGGATCAACTTCAGCACAAGTTCCACTAATGAGTGGCACTGTTACTGTTGATAATCCGGCAGCAGGTGCAGATTTGGCTAATGAAGAACTATCATTATCTACAATCACTGCAGCAGGAACAAACATTGTTGCATCAACATATGGCGCAAGAGCGGTTATGAGAGACATTGGTTCACCAGACGCAAACAATCTAGGAACGCACATTGGTCAAGCTATTTCGGCGGCATATGATGCTGACGTTATGACAGCACTATTGGCAATGGACGACAACACTGCAATTGCAACAGGCGGCGCTTTAACAATGGACAAATTGTTTGAAGCAGTTGAGGCAATCAGAGATAGAGGCGAAACAGGCCAACTATATGGTATCGTTACACCAGCAATGGCGCATCAGTTGATGACAACAGTTGCAGGTGCAAACTTTGCCGGTGGTGACTACCAGGGTGAAGCTTTAAGAAACGGTTTTGTAGGTTCAGCAGCAGGAATTCAATTATTCCAAAGCTCACATGCAGCAACAAACGGTGTTGTATTTGGTGCAGATTGTGCCAGACAAGCACAGTTCTCTCCAATGAAGATTACGGTTACTGAAGCACCAACTAAATTAGGTGTAGACATCGTAGGTTCACTTTACCAGGGCGCAGCAGTCATAGACGAAAAGCGTGGTGTTGTAATTACAGCAGCATAAGAAGTAAACACTAAAACTAGGGGAGCTAATCCCCTAGTTATTTTAATAGGAGAAATAAATTGTCTTACGCAACAGCAGAAAACTTAAACTTTTATGCACCAGAAGTATATGAAGGTGACACAGAGGATTGGGATTCAGAACTTGCATTAGCTGAAACTGATATCAAAAACAAGATTGAAGTTAAGTGGTATGATCAAGTAAAGGGTAACAAAGACTTTGATGCATCTAAATTAACTGGCGCACAGTGGACTAAGGCTACTGTATATCAGACATTGGTTGCTTATGTGCTTCCAAAAATGTCTACCTTTAGAGTTGAAGATACATTCATTGAACAAATTAAGTTCTATCAGGACCGTTTGAAGGATGAATTAGATATGCAATTCGCATTGGGTATAAAGTATGACGACGATGGTGACGGAAGTGTTACTGACGCTGAAACATACAAATACGCTCAAACTAGGTTATACAGATAATGGCTACGGTAAGCGATAGAGAAAGCATATGTGTAGAGCTTGTTGATTTATTTAAGAAGCAACGCACAGTAAAGTTTGGTAGAGTAGTCAGGGATCCAATCATTCCTGAGGAACTACCACGCACTGCTTTTCCGGCTGTCTATATAGAAGCAAGTGATGAAGATAGAGAAGATTTAGCATTTGGTGTAGAACACATCAGAGAGGGAGTTATGGAAGTTGATTGTGTGGTAGTAATATCAGGCAAGAAACGAAATACCCAACTTAATGTTGCTATCAAGGCTATGGAAGACACTGTTAATGTAGATAGAACATTAGGTGGTAAGGCAAAAGATTGTTCTCTTACGAGAATAGAACAGCTTGAAGCAGGTGACATGAGTCCGTATAGCTCAAGCAGAGTAGTGTTTACAGTATCATATGTATATACTATTTAATAATCATTATTTAGGAGAAATATAATGGCGATAAAAGGTAAATCAGGTGTCCTAAGTCTTGAAGCAGCGGATGTGGCGCAAATCACATCTTATTCTTTAACTGAGACGGCTGAAACAGCAGAAACAACTAGCTTTGGAACAGGCACAACGTCAAGCAGAACGCATGTTGCTACTCTGAAGAGTTGGGAAGGAAGTTTAGATCTTATCTACAATAAACAAGATATATCTACAACTTACTTGCGTCCCGGCGTTGGTGACGGATCAGCAGATTACATTCAGATGATTCTTTACCCAGAAGGATCAGGCGCAAATTTAAGCGGTGATATTATTATTACTAGCTTTGAAATGACTGGTGAAACAGCTGATGTTGTTCAAGCAACAGTTAACTTTACTGGAACTGGAGACCTCGGAAGAGCATCTAGTTAATGAATGGGCTGGGCAACCAGCCTATTTACTTTACAAAAGGAACAAACAATGGCAAAGAATAATACAATAAGAAATATGAAAACAGAAATGCAAAAAGACTTTGACAAGTTTGTTACTAATTTTACGAGCAATCTAAGAGTTAGAACCCCAATTAGAACAGGTGCAGCGAGAAAGGCTTGGTCTAAAGTAGGTGACTTAAAGATTGGAAGCGGATTAAGTAAGAGGATTCTTACTAACGCAGTTGGCTATGCTAGTATCTTAGATGATGGCTGGTCAAGACAAGAGCCTAAAGGTATTGTTGACAATGCATTTAAGCAAACAAAAAAATAACTAACAAGGAGAAACAGTTATGACTGATAAATTTAATATTATGGAAAACGCTACGGCGCATTTCAAAGATCAACTTTCAGGTGGACTACTAAGCATTGAAGTCCCTGAATGGAGTGCAACTATTTGGTTCAAGCCAGCATTTACATTTGCACAACAAGAAAAGATTATTCAACTAAGCAACGATGGTAAAATGGTTGAAGCAATGATTGAAACACTAATAGTTAGATCATTGGATAAAGATGGAAAGAGATTATTTACACATGCGTCAAAGACACGTTTAATGAATGAAGTAGACCCTAATATTATTATTAGAGTTGTTGGTGAAATGAACCAAGAGATCAAAGACGAAGACGTGGGAAAGCAGTAAAAGAAAAAGATCTGTATTTCATCTTTTTCTTAGCTGAACAATTAGGACGCAGTGCAGAGTGGATCATGAACAATATCTCTACAACAGAGTTGAGAGGTTGGACGCAGTATTACACTATAAAGAATCAAAAAAGTAATTGATAAGGAATTAAACTATGAGTAACAATTATAATATAGATATTACTGCAAAGGATAATACCAAAGGTGCTATTGGCAGTGTTGGTGGCGGTCTAGATGGCTTAACAGCAAAATCAAATAAGTTCAAAGCAGCACTTGGTGTTGCAGGAACGGCCCTTGCGGCATTTGGTGTGGTTAAGGGAATACAAACTACTATTGATAACTTTGATAGTTTAGCAAAAAGTGCCAGGGCTGCAGGTGCGGCAGGATCCAATGAAGCTTTCCAAGGCTTCCAAGTAATGAAGCAAGCTATGAATGAAGCAGGTATTGATGCTGCTACATTTGATAGAGCTATGCTTCAAACGAATTCAAGACTTAAAGCAGGAACAGAAGGACAAAAATCATTTGCCGCAGTTACTGATAAACTAGGTGACTCAATTAAAACTTCAAATGGTGAATTAAAATCAGGTCCTGAACTGCTACAAGCAATGATGAATGCCTTAAATGAAGGCACAATTACAACAGAAGACTTTGCAAAAGTTGTTGGTGGACGAGCAGGTCCATTGATTCAAGAACAGTTTGCAAGTATCAACACAACTGCAGAAGACTTACAAGCTACACTTGATGATGTTGCAGCAAACACAAACATTGTAGATGTAAGTGCAGCCGAAAATGCAGAGAAGTTTAATGATACTGTAGGAAGATTAAAAGAAGGCATGGGTCAGTTAATGACTGATGCTATTACACCAATACTACCAGTGTTAGTTGAACTAGCAGAAAAGTTAATGGCTAAAATGCCAGATATAATTGATGGTGTAACAGATGCATTTGAAACAC